GATAAAAGAAAATAGTAGAAAAGAAAACAAATAGATTTCAAAAAAGGAAAATTAACAATAAGACATGAAAATTAAGGTGGATTACATAAAAGCGAATCGTAGAGGTTCAAGAGAAGCTGAACTTGAAAATAGCACAGGATGGACAGCTACGCATAAAATCCACAAGACAGAAAAGATTTATTCAAGAAAAAAGAAACATAAGAGTGAAGGCTTATAATTCTATAGAAAAATGGAGTCCTATATTTTACGACAATTATATTTTTGCGTTCGATAAAATTGATGGATCTAATTTTAGAGTTGAATGGGATAGAAAATTATCAAAGAAAACGAATTACTCATTAGGATTTAAGAAATTTGGAAATATAAAAAATGAATATCTCACTGACCGGCACAAGATATACTGAAAAGAAACATGATAAAGAAGTATATCGAACTCTTTCTGGATTCATCAAGCAATTCAAACCAGAAAATATGTATTTCGGTGGTGCAAGAGGTATTGATACAATTTCACTTCTAATTTCTAAAGCGATAGTTACTAAACTTAACTTTTCAACAAAGCTTATTGTAGTATTCCCTAACACAAAACATCAAGCTCCAATGGATGCTGCTCATGCTGCTGTTACGTATGCTGATGAAATTGTAGAGCTTGAGAATGAAATAACGAAAGAAAATGGATATTCATCTTATAGAACAAGAAATGAATATCTTGTAGATCATTGTGAACTTCTTATAGGATTTCCACATAAAAGACATAAAGTAAGAAGCGGAACTTGGATGTGTATTAATTATGCTCAAAAAATTGGGAAAGAAGTAGTTATTCATGAACTTGATTGAAAATACGTTAGATGCAGAATATTTAGAAAATGTCCCTATAGATGTAGAAATTGTTTGGACGATGTTAGCTATTGTGTTTTCGAATAGAGTTAGTGATGATGAATGTTTTGAAACAAATGTTCCAATTGTTTCGATAAGAAATGATGAATTGAAATCTGTTTATGACAAGCCCCCATTTGAGTATGGAGAAGCAAATTCGTGGTTAGAAGCAAAATATCTGTTTATGACGAAGGGTAAAATTGCATGAAAAAAGTAATGCTGATTGATTTAATGAATATGTTCATACGTTCGTTTGCTGTGCTTCCATTTACGAATGATAATGGTGAACATACAGGTGCTTTTCATGGGACACTTCAATCTATTGTTTCAGGTATAAATAGATTCAAACCTGATCATGTGTATGTTGCATTTGAGGGTAAGGGATCTTCTGAAAGAAGAAGAAGACTTCTCAAAGAATACAAAGAAGGAAGAAAATTTACAGGATTCAATAGAAAAATTTATCAAGATGATGATGAAGAAAGAAAAGCTTTCGCAGATCAATTGAGAAAATTGAAAGAAATATTAGTTCATCTTCCATTTAATTCTGGATCTGTAGAATTTCTTGAAGCTGATGATTTGATAGCTTATCTTTGTAGAAAGTTGTTGAAAGATTATAGAAATGTTATTGTTTCGAATGATAGAGATTATTGGCAATTGATTAATGACAATACGTGCGTTTTTAGACCTGTAAAAACAAAAGCTTCTCCTGGTGGAGAACTTATTATTTCAAGAACATATGAAACAGGACAATGTATATCAACACTCAATGTTGACAAATGTGAAGAAGTTAAGACAGTTTTGTGTCATCCACAAAATTATGGACTACTCAAATGTTTTGGAGAACCCTCTGACAACATTGAAGGAATCAAGGGAATAGGAGAAAAAACAATTTTAAGGGATTTCCCATTCCTTTATTCGTTGAAAGATGACACGTATAATTATACTATTAACGATCTCATTGAGTACGCATCAAAACAAACTGCAGGAAAATATAAAAAATATATACTTCCAGAAAATGTAGAAATCCTTCAAAGAAATGAAAAGTTGATTCAATTGTTGGAACCAGATATCAGCTTAAAGTCAGTACAAACTATAGAAAATACGCTAAAAAAATCTATGGAGTTTAATCCTTATCAATTTAGAATTAATCTATTAAAGGAAAATATCTCATTAAGAAACATAGATAAATGGTTATCTGCGTTTAATTCAATCAAATGCATAAATCAAGGAGACATAAATGAGTAAACAAAATTCATTTGAAATTTTTGGCAACCCTAAATTTCAAACTCGGATATTACAAGGTGTATTGACTGATTACAAATTCTATGAAACAATTTTTGAACTTCTTAAGAAAGAATATTTTACAACAACAGCTCATCAAATTATATGGGAATTCATATCACAATTTTTTGAAAAGTATAATTCTCTTCCTACGTATGATACGATAAATGCAGAAATTTCTTCATTAACAAATGACACTGATAGAGAAGCAACCAAAAGATTGCTTTTTGACATAAAGAAAGAAACAAATTCTTCAGAATTACAATTTGCAAAAGATAAAGCTTTTGAATTTTGTCGTAACAAGATCATGGAAGGTGCTATAATCAAATCTGTAAAGTATCTTGAAAACAATAATTTTGATGCTATACAGAAAGAAATTGAAGAATCAATGAGAGTTACTCTTCAAGTAGATAATGGACATGATTATTTTAATGATTTTGCACTTCGTTCAAAAGAAAATATGAGAAAACCAGTTCCAACAGGGTTCAAATCTCTTGATGATCTTGATGTATTGAATGGAGGTCTTGCTGCTGGCGAATTGGGAATTATCATGGCAC